CTTTTACACGCAAGGTTATGTTGCGCCAGAAATGACGGCGTTGCAGAAAGCGTGGACGGGGTTGTTTTACCGTAAAGGTGACAAGGTCAAAGTGACTTTCGCGTCAGGTATGAACGCGATTGACCTTGGTAATTGGATGACAGACGTCCTCAAGGACTATCGTAAGCCGATGTTTTACGAGCGCGACGGTAAGTCGTGGGATGCCACAATGAGTGAAAAACATCATGATTTTAAGATGTGGTGTTACTCATTTGCGGGTGACCGTGTTGTTGATTTTGTCAACAAAGGTCGTGTCGTCCGCGGGTTCGGACTATATCCGAACGGCATCCTGCGCTACCGGTTGGTGGGTACGACGAAGTCAGGGCATAATGACACCACCCTCGGGAACAGCTTAATTAACGCTGCAATTGCGTTTGAAGCATGTGTTTCGATGGGATTGGTGGCTGACATCATAGTCGCAGGTGATGATCTTTTGATCATTATCGAAGGCGACTTTGATGAGCATGCCTTGGCGAACGTCGAGAGGGCTATGGGGATCTTGCCGGAGTACCGCAAGTTCACCTGCCCCGAAGATGTTTCGTTCATATCTGGGATTTGGTTCCCGATTAGTGAAGGTTACATCTTTACACCAAAACCGGGTAGGCTGTTGTCGCGCTTGTTTTGGTCGGTTAAACCTCCTTCTAGAAAGAGGTTTAAATCACACGTCCACTCCATCGTGGTTGGGATGCAGGCGACGTGTGGTACGATGCCAGTTATTGGCGCTTTTTTGGATTCCGCCGATTATGTCGGTGAGACAATACTTGATCCCGTTGGTTATTGGGAGGAGTATAAGCGCAAATTCTGGTTTGAGAATCATCGTATCACGCGTTCGGAGTTCATGCCCGGGTTTTTAGCTCGTTATGGATTAACGCAAGCTGATGTTGAGGCTGTTGAGGCTATGTTCCTCAATCTGCGTAATCGTATTGGTATCGTTAACCACCCTATCCTTTCGAGGATTCTTGCCGTTGATTTGGCAGGGGTGGAAGAACGACCAACGCTAGGCGATTTTTAGAGGGTCTCGCGTCCCTCGCGCGCCAGCGGCCGGTAACGTACAAAGCCCGGGCCTCCGTTTACAACTCTCTCAATCTTTCTCTTCTCGAATCATTTGATCCATGCCTCAACGACGCAAACCCAAGTCCGTTGTCAGGCCAACACAGCAGTCCGTCAAGAATCAGGCTCAGAAACCTAATCCTCGACGGCGTAATATTAGACGCCAGGGTGGTCCCATGTACCGGCCAGTGGAGATGCCAATTGCATCTTCTGCGTTGGTGCAGTTTGGTGGGGCCACGAGCAAGAGCGTGCGCATTCAACATCGTGAATTTGTTCAATCTATTGGCACAACCACGGGGTTTTCTTTGGTCGCGGTTAATCCCGGTATATCGGCCATTTTCCCCTGGTTGTCAGTCCAAGCCCAATGTTGGGAAAAGTACAAATTTCACAAGTTGCGTTTTGTGTACGTTCCTCGTTGCTCGACCGGTGTGGCCGGTGCCCTTGATATGGCGTTTGATTACGATGCTCAAGATTCAGTGCCAGCAACAGAAGGGGTCTTGCTCAACTATGATGGGGCGACTACAGGTCCACCATGGATGCCGTTCGCGATAAATGTTAGTCCAGTTAAAATGGATGAATTCGCGAAATTTAGGTATATCCGTAGTGGTATTTTGCCCACAAGTTCTGATGTCAAGACCTATGATGTTGGTAATTTTCTTACCTACCAGTTTAATCCGGCCAGTGTCGCTTTTGGTATGGTGTTCGTCGAGTATGATGTTGAACTGTCAGTGCAAGCTGCCCCGCCTGCGGGGTTGGGCACTTCGACCGTTCTCGTCGACGATGTTGGCACCAATAATACGACCCCGGCCGGGACTCTCTCAACCTATTCAGCGTTTGGGAATTCGCTGCCACTGGCTCCTTCGAGTGACGGCACTTCCTTTACGTTTTCTGGTTGGCCGGTTGGTAGGTTTGTTCAATTGGCGTATAACTTCGTAACAAGTTCGCGTGGGATGACGGGTGGCCTCTCGACCACCCCAGTAGGTTTGACTCTCAACCATCCTTTGGATGGCGTTTCTGGGAGTTATATTACTGCGGATGCTGGGGCGGGCGTGCCCGCGACTGCATCCGGCATCTATTCTATCGATGCAGCTAGCGGCACGATTCCCGTCATAGGGAATTATGATGGTGCTGCTGCTAACACGATGTCCGCGATTGCGTCGTTTGCGCCGCCTGGTGTTGTGTGGTGAAGTGTTGGCCAACCCGGCCTTGTGACCTTGCCGTTACAGTGGTGGCGTTTAGGAGCGCCCTACGATCAACAACGACAAGGTTGGGACTTATTGTCCCGGTTTGTGTGCTTAAAAGACGACGCTTAAAACCG